CATTTTCTTCAATTTTTGGTAAATAGACCTCAATATATGCCTCACAATTTGGGCATGATAAGTTCGTGACAACATCAAATTCTTCGTTCTCATCTCCAATATCATGGTCGCCACCCCATATTAATTTTGTTCCACAATGCCAACAATTCATAGCTTTCTCCTTTTAAAATTGGTCATATAAATTCATAGGATTTTGTAATTCTTCTAATGGTTCAAGCACACCATTCTTTCTAAATAATGTTTTGGTTGAGTAATCTACATTACCAGAATTTGATTTAACAAGAGCGCATTTAACTACACTCATTCTTTCATACGCCACTCTTTGTTCTTCACAAATCCTCTCACAATCCTCCGCGCTCGCCAACCACATAGCTATCGCCCACCTAACTGAATCTGTAATACTACTTGCACCACGAATCTCGGCTCTATGGCTCATAGCATCATCGCTATCATTAGCTAAAGCACCTTTATTAAGATGATGAATAGTAAGCGTAGAACAACCAAGTCTGGCGCTAATGTTTGCACAATAACTACCCCATAGTTGGCCTGCTTCATTACTGCTAGAAACATTACCTGTTGTAAATGCTTGGAGAGGATCAAAACACACTAGCTTTAAATTTGGTATAGCTTGTAGTTCCTCTACTAACTCCTGCGCTATAGGTGTAATACCTTCTTCTCTTAATAGTATCATTGGTTCTTTTTGTTCTGGGACAGGAAATACATAGACTTCATACGAGGAGTTAAATCGCTTGCCCAGGGGGTCGAGCAAGTCTAATCGCCTATGTATTTCCATTAAATCATCTTCCGCACAAAATATAACTGTGTTGCCACGCTCTTTTACATCTTTCCCCCACCACCTGCCTCCGCACGCCACAGATAATGCTAACTGTATAACGCTTAGTGACTTACCCACGCCACCAACTGCGGCAAGTATTCCAGGTTTACCAATAGGAATAAGACCGTCAACTAAAAACTTTTGTGGCTCTGGCTTACCAACAAGATTACGAATCGCATATTTTTGTATGCCTAGCTTATGTTCAATGAGTTCAGCTCTAACTTTATCTAAACCATGTTTTAAATACAGGTCGTTATAATCTCCGACTTCACTAGGTAATCGCACCGCACTATTAACCACAGCACTCGCGCACTCTTGCGCCTTCTTTTCTCCAACTCCACTCTCATCATTATCAAGTGCGAGAATAAATCTAGCACCTGTCAGCTTGCGCAAATTAGAGGCTGCATCCAACAAGAAGTTGGCACTAAAAACGCAAGCTACAGGAATTTGGGTAGCTTCATAGACTGAAGCGGCAGTTGAGTAGCCTTCAACTAAAATAAGTTTTTCTATATTGTTTAAATCTTGTAAGGTAGTACCGATTAAAAATATATTACCTTTGATTTCTGAGGCGGAAGCAAATCTTTTTTCTCCCTTTTTGTCTATGTACTGTAGAGAGCGAATCTGTCCTGTGGTATTATATACAGGAACAATTAATCTACCGTTTAATTGCTTCAACCCATAACTTTTAACTTTTTTATTCGTGAGATATTCATGGTCAATGGCTTCGTGGCAAATCTTAAACTTTTCTTGCATTTCAACTGCAACTTCATCTTGTCTTTGCTTCCTTTCGGCACGCGACTTAGCACTAGCCTCTTCCATTTGTTTTTGTAATTCTTGTCTGTCTACAATACTAAGTTGGTTAGTATCTATGCTTGACCACTTGCCCTCAAAACCCGTTTTCCAATTACCATAAGTGCAGAACATGTGTTCGCCAACTTGGTTGATAGCATAATACCCAGACTTTTGACCACCTGTATCTGGTTTACCGCCTATTGCTTTTACTGGTACTCGTATTATCTCGCCAGTAATTTCTAAGAAGTCTACAAGCAATCCCTGTGCTTGCATCTCGTTTATTAAATCATGTGTACTCTTACCTGTGCTAAAACCAAGGTCGTTATAGAGTATGTCCTTTTTCAGATACTTTGTTAAATCCATTTGCAGCTCTCTCATCATCTAACTGCGCTTGCACATTCGCCCAGTTTAGATATTCCCTAACAATGGTTGTGAAGATTCTTTTCCTGTTATCCCTATCCCATTTATGCAATGGTTTCTGATCTTCCTTTCCTGCTAGTTCTAAATATAAATCCTTGGTTTGCGCTATGGAATATTCTATCCCTGTATCATTCAGTTGTGCTTTGTTGGGTAGTCTTTCTCCCTCCCCAATCTTTTTTAAATGAGCCATACAGCACGCTCCAAGCCAGTGTTCTCCATCTTTTCTTAAAAAAGGCCCAGCTGGTGCTTTACAATAAGCACACAGCGTGGGTCTGTTCTTACCATCAAAATTAAAATGGTGCGTCATCCTCGCTCGCCACAGTAGTACCCATTGCATCTAAGTCTGCTTCACTAGGACCAGCTTTAATATTGTCGTTCTNCACAGGTTNTGGCTTTTNATTAGTAGGTTGCCAAGTCTTACCCCAGTCTTCATTAATCTTAAGATAACCATTGTCATCTTTTATTAACTCAGCTGATACACTTTTACCCATAAAGGCAGTAGATGTATCTTTTGGTGGTTCTTTTAATCCCATCGCTTGCGCCATGAGTAGCATTGACTTAACACCGCTATCTACAAACTTAGGATTATCGTGACCAACAGTAAATGTATGGTTAAGTTTGATGCTACTCCCATCAATCTCAAAATACATCTTGCACCCACGCCAATTATTCCTACCCTCTACCAACGCTTCTTCCTCGCCTTGCCAATGTAAAACATGTCTACCTGGCTCAACTGCCGACTTGCCTTCACTAGAGGCATCTACATTAAAATTTGTTAAATCCATTTTTTACTCCTTTTTAAATCCAACATTTATATTCTGAACACTCTTCTTTTTCTGCACCACAGTAATTGCAAAATCCCTCTGCATCGTATTGCGGTTCATCATCGCAAAAGTGTTCGTTAAGTTCTTTAGTATCAATCACTTTAACATTTGCTCCCTAATGGCCTGCCATTCAAACGGCATTTCATTATCAAGACCAAATCTATTCTTAGCTTGGAAGCCAGGTGTCTCCTGTGTAAAGATTGTTCTGTCTCCTTGCTTTAGCTTAGTAGTCATACCACCGCCTTTACCTTTTACTTGGATAGTACCTATCTTGTAATTAGCAAAGAATACTGCGTCACTATGTTCTATAACCAAGTCAGCTGCTTTTCTGTGCAACTTAATTTGGTGTCTGTCATGCGGCTCACTTGATGGATCTTCATATCTTCTTACTTCATTGTGTGCAATCTGTAAGACAGTAAAGCCTTTGTCTCGCAACTGATTTAGTAAAGCAAGATACTCTTTCCATACCTCTAGCGTAGCGCTATAACCTTTTCCGTAGGCTGGAGAAGAAATATCTGGCCAACCATTCTTTTCACAAACGTAGTCGTGCATTAAAGTTTCTAGCCAATCCAAACTATCTACTATGACAGTTTTAAATTCGCTATCTTCTTGTATTAAGGACTTTAAGTTTCCCTCTAATTCTGTATATGTTTTAGCTACAGGAAAGTGAGGACACTCAATCTTACCNATACCATCNTCTGCTTGTACTATNATTGGTTTNTTCATAGTTGCACCAAAAGATGTTTTACCAATACCACCAGGACCATATAGAACTATGATTGGTGGTTTGAGTTTTGCCTTTTGCCTAATATTAGCTAATGACATTACTGCACCTCTATATTAGGCTCATCTTCTGGTAAATGTTTCTTTAGCTCACTCAAATAATGTGCCTGTAAGATTTCATTTTTTTCTACCTCAAAGTTTGCATTGGTTACAAGTTCATTTTTTTGTCCCTGTAATAAATTTAATTTTCTATAAACCATCTGACCATCATCTGATAGGTCGTCTAGGTTATAGTCCTTTGTCACATCATCCTCTGTGATGCTAAATGTTATTGGCTCTTGTTCTGCCATATTATTCTCCCATTTGGTTTTGTTTATAAGTATCACACGCATCTTTAGCATTACACCAACGGCATCCGTCTTTGCTATAGTTGTATGTGGGTATCTCCTCAAAGCAAGCCTCGGCTGCTGGCTTCAAGGTTTCATAGGCCCATTCAACTAAGTTAATAGCTGATATGGAATATGATCTAATAGGACCATCTTTGTGCCAACCTCTTGGTTGCACTATGGTCATCTGAACTGTGCAGTCATCTCCGTATCTGGATAATGCACCAAGTGCATAGATACGCATTTGTGGGTTGTCTGCTTCTACTGCCCACTTACCAGATTTTAAATCTATAATCTCTATCATGTCTTTACCTATGAGTATTGCATCTGCTGTACCCCATAAATCCATGTGTATTTCTGGCATATTAACTTTTTCTTCTATTAATGGTCTTGCAACATCAAGCTCCATCATTCTCTTGTCTATGTAATCAACATAAGTATTAGCACAATCAATCATCTCTTGGTCTACTGTGATGTCAAAATCTTCTACATGATGTGTTGTGTCTAAATAGTATTCTTCTATTGTAAGATTGTTTAATCTACCTTTAAGTAGTGTCTCTACCATTTCGTGAATTAGTGTACCTGTCGCTGCTGGTATACCTACTTTGTACTCTACTTCCATGCTAGATAATAGCTGTGGCATACCAGGACATGCCATCCATATCTTTGCTGCTGAAGGTGAGAGTTTAGCGTGTGCCATCTACAGATATATAAGAATCGTTTTCCATCTTTTGCACATCTTTAAGATCGTAAAGTATCTTTCCACCAATCTTGAAATAGCTAGGACCTTGTCCTCTATATCGTCTGTTGTCTATTGTTTTCTTGCTAACTCCCCAGCGCTTTGCTAATTCGTCAACTTCTATGGTGTTTGATATGTCAAAATTCTTTTCTAATATATCCATAAATTTCCCTTTTATTAATATTTTTGTTTATACTAACACAATATTACTAATTATGGTAATATAAATAAATAAAATTTGGGAGAAATTTATGATGAATAAAACAGTATACGCACATACTAACTTAGGAACTGAAAAGGAGTGGGACCAAGCAATAGATAGGCTTGCAACCAATAACCAAGTAGCTGGAACGCATTACAAGCAATCTAAGATACAGCCTATTGATTATATATACGCTAACAACCTGTCTTATAACCTTGGTAGTTGTTTAAAATATATAACCAGAAGTAAAGGAGAGAAACAGGATAGGGTGACTGACTTGTTAAAAGCCAAACACTTTATTGACCTTGAATTACAGATGGTTTATGGAACAGACGCTAAAGGTAATAATATAGGAGAATATTCAGTAGAAGTTTCTCTATAACCATGAGGTAGCTATGAATTTATATGAGTTTGATGATCGTATCTTAAACGAAAGGAACGGAAGAAAACCTGTATATATAAACAAACATCTTGCTAAAAAGTTTAAGGATTTTTGTGAGAGCGAACAGAAAGAACCACATAGAGTGGTTGAGTATCTAATATCTTTAGGTATGAACTCTGTAAAGCATTACGAAGAACCTAAAGTGTCTGTTGACATCGAAGCTCTTTAAATAGGTTTTTGGTATTCTCTAGCGTGTCCCACGCTTGAACATCCTCGTCTTTAAAACTTATCTGCTTTAGACCCTTTGGAAGCATAAACTTAACCGTTTGATGTTTTAAAGCAACCAAGGCATAAACATCTATAGCATCTTCTGAATAGAATCTCTCTTTGGTATAAGCACCGCGCCTAAAGTCATATATCCATGACACTCTACAGTTTTGTATTTTTGATTGTGTTTTAACCTGGCACTTGTATAACGTATGGTCAACATCAAAGATGATGTCTGCCTCCGCGCTGTGTGGAACTATCATTACAGTATCTGCGTGTAAAGAAAGTAGCGAGGCTACTAAGTATTCTCCAGATCGGCCAACTCTTTCAGATTGGCGTGGCATAGGGTTATTGTGGCGTTGGCTCTTCTAACTTATTCAGTTTTTCAAGCAAAACTTCCATGCTTGGAGTTTTTATACCAACATCACTACCACCTAATATATTAGCTTGGGATGCTATAACTTGTGGGCTTATTGGCGCTTTAGCAATATTCTCAAAACCTTTGGGTATATAGTTCTTTAAAATACCTGAAAAAGTTTTTTTATTAGACAATTCTTTTGCAATCATTTTTAAAGATGCTGGATTGGTTTCTATTAAAATTCTTGTTAATTCATCAGCTGCTGCTCTAGCAGCTCTCTCTTGTAATTGTGGATTATCTGCTTTTAACATACTGTAAACTAAACCTACAGGACTTAAATTTTGGAAGTCGCTTGGTTGCACTAAACCTTTAACAGTTGACACAGCCTCTTGTCTACCAGCGGTTGCGCTGTTTCCTACTATTAAATTAGAAGTATCTTTTATATTAATTTCATCTGTTAAGTTGTCTATAAATTTATTAAACTTAGCATCTCCAGATTTACCAGGTTCGAATGTGCTTCTAAGTAATTTTCTGTTTCTAGGTGTTTTTATAATATTAAAAGCCATGTTTGTTCCTCTTCCACCAATAGCAACAGATTTTTCCATTTTTTCAACAATATTGTTTAAAACCCCATTTCTAAATGCCTCTAGTTCAGATTTAGACATTTTAGATATTTCTTCTGCTATTTCTTCCACATTTTGTTTGGGTGCATCAAACTTTCTGCCAAGCTCTAGCTTATCCATTATTGCTGTTTTTTCAGACCATTCATCTCTAGCTCTTTTATATGTTTTATTATGTTTATCCATATAATCTAAAAATTCATTTTTTGTAGCTTTTTGTAAATTTAATTGTGTTGAACCAACCCCACTTAAAGGTGTTCTTCCAGTATAAATTGAATCGTCTAAGCTTAATTTCATCCAATGTAATAGTTTTGTATCTATTGCCTTAACAGCATATCCTTGTTCGGTATACATTTTACCATTTTGCAAATTAATTCTTGGTAATTTAACACCTGCTTCGGCTGCTAATTCGTATGCTTTTTTAAAGGCATTTGCTGCACTTGGTTTTTTTAATATTTCTATAAATTCATTATCAATGGGTATTTTTTTCTCCATTGCTTTTTTGTATAACAACTTACCACCTTCAGATCTAGCAGATTCTAATGCTTTATATGTATCAAAATAAGATGCTTTAGAACCAAAAGCTTCTTGTAAATCTGATTTTATTCTTGGCAACATTCCTTCGTTTCTTTTTTTAAGAAAATCTTGTGCTTCTTTTTTTCCTTTACCAGGTAAAACATTTACAGCATCTAAATATGCCCTAGTATTTGGACCTATATCTGCTAAAGAATATTGTTTCCCACCTCTGTCTGTAATGTATTTTATGGCAGAATTTATATTTGTTTTATCATAATCTAATGCCTCTTTAACCAGTTTTTGTGCTGCCTGTTTACCCATTTTTTCTGGCTTTTGAAAAGATGCTTTAACTTCTTTTGCAACTTTTGCCACAGGTCTTGCAATTAATTGTGTTGCCGCACCTCCTGCTGCCGATATTGCTCCTGTGCTTAAAGCAGGACCAACTCTTTCTGTTGTGCCTTCTGCACCTCCTGCTCCATAAGCTATTCCAGCCAAACCAGCTCTTGCCGCAGCAGTTCCTATACCTGTTGCAGAAACTGGGGCTGTCGCTCCAAAACTTAAAAGTGCTGGCACAGCGGCGCCACCAACTTCTGCCGCCAAAGCAGCAATTGGTTGTTCTTTTTGAACTTGCTCAAACGCAGCTCTTTCTAATTCCCTGCCTTGTTGTGGTGTTATTCCACCAGGTAATATTCCTCTAGCAGTACCAACTATTTCATCTAAAAATCTAAAAGTTGCACCTTGTCCAGCAGCAGCACCAAGACCGCTTATAACAGGAAATTTATAATTGTTTATATCTTTATTATCACCGCCAAGATATAAAGCAGGACCTTTTTTTGTATTAATAATGTCGCCAGCTTTCACTATAAACCTTCAGGCAATAAATCAGAATTAACATTAATAATATCACCTGATTGTATTTTGTTTATAGCTTCTAGTTCAAGCAAGGCATTATATTCTTGAATTAATGGTTGTGCGCTATATAGTTGTGGATTGTTTGCCATGTGAATTTGAAATGCTACGTTTCTATCTATTTCTGTTTTTCCTGCATTTGCTGGATCTGTATAAAACTCATTATCAAAATTATGAGCGTCTATAGATCTAGCATTTGATATTTTTAATGCTTTTAGCATTAATTTATTACCTTCTACTGATTTAGATAGTTCTGGTGAGCCTTTTACCACAAAGTCTAAATCTTTGTCAGTTGGATTAACACCAAGTTTTTTAACCTCTGGTAAAATTAATTGTGTAGCACCTGCTGCAAAAGATTCTGCTCCTGCAATATCACCAGCTTTAAAATCAGGGCCAACTATTGCTTGTCCTATTCTATTTAAACTTAAACCCAATTCAGCACCAAAGCCAGTTTGTAATCCTTGGTCTATAATATTTTCTAAGTTGCTTAAATTTATGTTAGATGATTGTGCTGATGTTGCTAAATCTAATCTTTCTTCATATTTTTTAGGACCTAGTGCTGCAAATCCTTTATCTGCAAAATCTATTTTAGTTGCACCTGCTTTTTCTTTTTCTTGTAAAAACGCAAGATATTCTGCTTCTGTAGGTGTTGAGTCTGTTCTTATATATTCTTCGTAGGAAGATGGTCCTTTTGTTGTTTTAGGAGCAAACATTCTAGGATCTAAACCAGCTTGATATAACTTAATCATATCGGCATATCTAGGGTCATCTGCAAATTGTTTTAACAACCTTTCCTGCTCTGCTTTTTGCTGTTGAGCCTCAAACTGTTTTTGTAAACCCAGAGTCCTACCAACAGGATCGCCACCACGTAAGGTTTCTGATAATGCTGCCAAACCAACGCCCACATTTTGTCTTCTTTGCAGCTTTTGTTCTGGTGTTAGTGGTGTTTTTGGTTTTCCAAATGCCATTATAATAGTCCCGTTCCTGGTAGGCCTGTACCAGCACCTGGCAAGACAGACGGTAAATTAACTTGTGGTAATGTAGCAGCTGTTGTTGTGCCACCTCCTAAAAATCCAAAAGGATTTATACCACCCAATGCTAATGAACTACCAAGACCCGCTAGTCCACCAAGGACTCCCATTGGTCCTGCTTGCTCTTGCACTGTTGATGTCTGACCAACTAACTGAGGCATCATGCCTAAACCTTGGCCTAATAAACCTAATGAGTATGCTGGATAACCCTGCTCTCTCATAAACTCTTGGAAAGCAAAGTCTTGTTCTTGTTGTCCTAATCCTCTTGATAAGGCACCGTAGCCACCAAGTAAACCTAAAGCTTGTTGCTGTCCACCTAGTAAGCCACTTAATAAACCGGCTTGTTGTTGACGGCTTCTTAGCTCTAATTCTGGTGCAAGCATGGCCATCTGTTGTTGTCTTGCTATATCTGACTCCGCCGCGCCCAGCGCCTGCTGATAGCCTGCTTGTCTTAAACCAGCAGCTGTTTCTGCGGCAGCCTGTGCATAAGGCTTAGTAGCTTCTGTCTCTAACAGCGCTGACCTAGAGCCACCAAAAGCCCCAGCTCCTATTGCTGCCTCTTGCGCTCTTTGTTGTGCCATTTCAGATTGTTCTTGTATATCCTGCATTGCAAGATCTATAACTTGTTGTTGATATGGTGATTGATATGCACCTATGTCTACATCTAATAAAGACTGCACGTCTCCCATTTGTGGAGCTGCTTGACCAGCCAATGCTTGTAGCTGTCCTGTTGGGTCATAACCAAAAGCACTACCAAATAATCCTTGTATTCCTGCGCCCATTTGCATTTCTTCTGGAGACATACCAACGAATCTATCGCCTGTATAACCTGCAAATGGTATATCAGATGCTTCTTTAGCACGCTGATAGTAGTCCATATACAAGTCTTTCTGCCAATCTGGTAGAGTCGCTTCTTGTGTTGTTGTTGTTTTTCCTTTACTCATAAGTCTTTTCTAATTAGATATTCTGTTTCAAATCCTAGATGTTTTAGTTTCCTAGTCCATCCTTTTCTGCCTCCGCCGTAGAGTCTTTTAACTCCACACGCTTTGGCATAATCTTCTATGTGTGGCAACATTACCTCTAATTCTTTGTAATCGCCACCACAAAATAATAAATTCATTGCAGTGTGTTGCGGGAATACTACAAATTCTGTTACAAAAGCAGAGTTCTGTCCTGCCCATAATAAGAATATTCCTTCATCTATTTTAGCTTCTATATCATCGATTGTATAGGAATCTTGATATTTTATAGCTTTTGCTATAAGAGGCCTGCACTTAATCCACTCTTCCTTCCAAGACTTTTTAATCGCCTTTTGCATATTCTATGATACTTAATACTAAATGTATGTTTGCGTGGCTAACTTGTGCTTTTACAATTTCGCCTTGTTGTATAGTTATACCTGCATTGGTTTGTAATTCTATAGTTTCATGTGCTGATATGTTTTTTTCTTTGTAAATAAAAAACTCATTAGAGCCTGTGTCTGTAATAGATACGTTTATATCGGTTTGTTGATTACCATGATCGCAAGCTAAAAAACCTTTTATAATTGCAAAATCAAAATCATCTCCTGTTGGTGCAGTATAAATAGTTTGTTGTGTAGTAGCTGTAAAAGCATACTTAACATTAATTGCGCGCTGTATGTACTGTCTTTGTGAGGATAAATCCATTATCGTTTACCTCTTGTTTTTATGTCTAATCTTATATTGCCAACTTGGAAGTCTTGGGTTAAAGAACCAGTCACTGTCATAGATACCTGTCTTGCTGTAAACCTTGCATCGGTATAACCATCTGATTCAAAGGTAAAGTTACCAAAGTCTGTTTCTGTACCNAGTGGTGTGTTCTTGCCTTTAAAACCTATTGTAATGCCTGGTAAGCTATTGGATTCTTCATCTGGTAGTATTTGATTAACCTGTGCTAATTTGTCGCCATTGCCAATCTCAAGCGGTCCTGTGGTAGCAAATGGAACTTGGTCACCTAAGTTTGGAGAGTTAAACAAGGGTCTTTTATCATGTTCATATACAAAGCCATTAGAGTCGCAAGACAAAGGATGATTAAATACGCCTTGGTCTACCCAACAACTTCTATTCATAGAGCCTATACTCCAAACATTGTCTATATAGTTCCATATAACATACTTGTTAGGTGATAGTTGGTCTACATCTCCCACAGGGAAAAACCACCATATCTCATTAAAATCTATGTTATGTGTACCAAATGTAGATTGCTGTGTATTAACCTGTATGTTGTCAAAGATGTAGTCGTGTACGTCTGACTTTAACTCTCTGACTGTACCATTAAAAGAAAAGAATGAGTTTTCACTAATCCATGATAAAAAACTACCAGAAGATACTATTGACCTTGGACTGATAGCTTTACAGTTAATACCTGCATCTTGTATACCGTATACAAAAGGAGAGCCTGTATAGTAAAGCCTGTTAATACCAACATCGGTAAAAATAATAATGTCATTTTGCCATTTAACAGCATAGTTAGCTTTGCCGCCTGTAGGTATTTGCAAGTCACCTGCTGTATTTCTAGCAGTAGATGTCCAATTAGTATTATCTTCTCTGTCAGACCATGCTATTTTTCTAGGATCTCCACCTGCGCCTATGGCTACTAAATGCCTTTCATTGCTTACAACAACAGCCTGACATCCTGTCGGGGCATTGGTAATTGGTGTTGCAATAGTATCTGGAATATTGCTTCCTGCGTCTGGCCTCCACTGATATAACTTACCATCTCCTGCAAAACAAAAAACTAAATGTTCTCCCCAGTTATCAAAAGAAAAACTTTTAGTATCAAAGTTTAATGCTGACGTGCTTCTCTCGTCTCCCCAATCTTCTACGCCATAATGGTATGCACCGTAGCCAGTAGATGTAATAACATCATCACCGATAAAACCTGTTGGTGTTATGTCATACCAAACATCTTTATATAAAACATTTACCCCAGCTCTTGTTCCTATGGCTAAAACCTCTTCGCCATTATTAGTTTTATAAGAATACATACCTATTGGTATTTCTGCTTTTATTACTGTTGAAGCAGATGATGTCGCTGTTGATGTTGCAGAGGTGTTTGCGCTTACTGTAAAAGTGGTTGTGCTTGGCACGCTTGCAATACTAAAACTTGTATTGATTTCTGATTGTGGTACGCCACCTGTTGCGTCAAAACTTTCAAGATAAATAGTATCTCCTACACTCAAACCATGAACTACTGTTGTAGTTATTGTTAATGTATTACTAGATGAGGTTGTGCCAACAGTACCACTATAAAATGTGCCGACTGGATTATCTTTAAACTTAACCCAACCACCCAAAGGTTTTAAATAACCATTTTCAAAACGCACTAAATCACCGTCTACCCAACGACCTTTGTTAGCGTAGTCAGTACCGTTTTTTATTATTCCTGCTGGGGGTGTAATTGGAAATAGAGCCATATTTAGCCCTATGCTGTTCGCTTCCACATATATACAACTATATATGGTTGTAAGTTATTGTGAGCAGAACCGCTACCTGTAGATAATGTTTTACTTGCACCCCAAGGATCGTCTGGGGTTCCGCCATAAAAGTTATTAGGTGTTGATGAGTTTATTACTGCGGTAAAACCAGATGGTCTACTACTGCTACTAGCAGCACCATGCAAGGATGTATGGTCATGCGATGGCATTTCAGAAATTGTTAATGTGTGTGTTTTTGCGCCGCCTGTTTCTTCTAGGGTATCAAAGTCTGTATCTCCAGAGTCAAGGCCAACCATAGTTTTACCAGCTCCAAAAGCTACCCATGTACCAAAGCCAAGCAATGTTGCTGGGTTTGTGCTTACGGCTGCGTTGATGTAGATAGAACCGACTGGATATATTTTTTCTAATACATTGGTTCCATTAATTTGTAATTCTCCTGCTGTGGTATTTACATTACCACTAGCAGTTACGGTTGTTGCTGCAACAGTTGATGTGCTGTTTGCACCTATTGGCGTGCCGTCAATAGCACCGCCGTTAATATCTACTGTTGTTAGGGTAGATGTACCGCTTACTGTTACGCTATTTAAAGTAGCTAGACCAGATGTTGATACAGTAGTAAATGCACCTGTAGAGGCTGAGTTAGCACCTACAGTTGCTCCGTCAACAGAACCACCATTAATATCAATAGTTGTAAATGTTGCTGTTCCTGTGGATGTTAGGGTTCCTGCTACTGTTAGAGTTTTACCATTACCAACATTAAGGCCAACACTAGTTCCAGATCCATTTGCAGTAAAAATACCATCAACAGTATCTAAATCTGTGTTAATTTTTCCACCCCAGGTATTAGTAGATGCGCCTACTTCTGGCTTGGTTAGATTAAGGTTGGTTGTAAAGGTATCTGCCATAATGCTTACTTATTAAGTTTGGATTTTACTAATTCAATCCACTCTGGTTTCTTTTTATATATTATAAACCCAACAACTGCTATTAGTATAATTATTTCTATTAATGTTTCCATGTTTAACCTATAGTTTTAGTAACAGATGTTGGTGTAATTTCATCTGTTATTTTAGCATCTAAGCCAGACTTTAGATTAGCTACTTCATCTTCGCCCATACCTGTTGTGACCCAACCAGTAACTGTATCGTTGGTAAGATCTGCAAACGGTACAAAGCTTGCTATGTCGTCTGCATTAACGCTATGAGTACCATAAACAGAAGCTGAATAGTTATTACCTTCAGCGTCTTGTTGATCGCTCTCTGCGTTTAGTCTCCAGTGTACGTTGTAAACAACGTCTGAATGACTGTCGTGTGTTGGATATGTGTCTACTGTTTTACAATCCCATGTGTATGTGTTTGCCATAATTATTCTCCTTTAAGTAAGTTAATTTTAGATTGTAAGGCATCAATCTGTGTTTGTTGTTCTTTCATTCCTGCAACTAAATGTACTACTAATTTACTGTAATCCATTTGATACATTTCTTCTTCTGAACCTGTTACTGCATTTGGTACTATGTCTAATACTTCTTGAGCTATTAAACCTTCATCAGCTTTACCATCTGCTTT